AGCAGACGGAAAGATGTATGTGCTGGACTGTGAAAACATGTCCGACCCAACACCACAAAAGATTCGTGGGATGATTGAAGAATTTGTTATCAAGTACAACCCTAATGAGTTGCGTGTTGAGATTAACGCACACCAGAAAGCCTATGAACTTGATACCGATTTGCGTCAATGGCTATCGCAATACGGCTGTAGTTTGAAGCCGCACTTCACACAGAAGAACAAATGGGATACATCCCATGGTGTTGCATCTATGTCAACGATGCTAGGCACTATGCACGATGGAGTATTCCAAAAGAACAACACAATTGAATTTCCCTCCTCTGAAGGTTCAGAAGGAGTAAAGGCATTAATTCAACAACTGATTACGTGGAAGCCTGATACCAAAGGTAAGACTGACTGCGTAATGGCCATGTGGTTTGCGTTCCTACGCTGCCGTGAGTTGATGCAGCAAAGCACAGTTATCTCACGATACGCAGAAAATCGTTGGGCAACCCGTGCACAACTAGCAAAACGCGGAACAGTAAACCTAGACCTTGCACTGCAAGAACAGTGGCAAGAACAATTTGGATAAGGACTAACATGGCTAAGACTTCTAATCGTACTGATATCCCAAAAATTAAAAAACAAAAACCTCTACCAGGTGTTGCTGGCAAAGTTGCAAAGTTTTCTAATGACTGGATTATGCCTCAGAATGCAACCGATGTTGCTATGTATTTAGTTCCTTATGGAAAGATTGCAAAGGCTACAGGCAAGGCTGTAAAGAAAGTTGTTAAGTCTACTAAAGCAGTTAAGGCTTCTACCACCACTAAAAAGGTGACACCACGCAAGAGGAAGATGTTTTAATACAATGCCAAATCCAATTAAAATTATTAAAAAGGTAGCGTCTTCCCGTGCCACTAAAGACAAGCAAATTATTGCACGTTCTGTAGATTTGAAAAACACACCTAACATGACCATTAAACAAGCCAAGGTTATGAAAAAGGGCACTAAGCAACTTGCTAAAACAACTAAGCGAATTGCTAAGCAAAGCAGCAAAAAGGGTTCTTATGGTTCAACAACCGTTGGTGAGTCAAATGCATTCAAAAAAAGAATGGGTCTTGATAAAGGCTTTGGCGGAGTAGATGTAAAAAACTTTCCAGCATTGAGTACTCCATCACTAGGTGGATTACGCAAAGGTGTTCCTGACAATATGACTCTTAATCAGTTAGATAGGTTAGATGCTATTCGTCAGGCAGAAAAAGCAAAGGCGTATGCTGCTGCTTATCGTCAGGCAAAGCGCGAAGTAAAAGGTATAAAAAAGGCAACTCAATCTAAAACCACAAGAGTTGTTAAGAAAACAGCAGTAGCAAGTGCCGCAGCGGGTGGCGCTGGAGCAGCGGTAGTTGCTTCTAAGAAAAAGAAAAAGTAAAGGAAAAATAAAATGCCATTAAAAAGAATTATCGGAAAAGCAATCGTATCAACCGTTAAGGGCAAAAAGGCTGGCGAAGCAACTTCAGCAGCAATGAAGAAAAAGGCTGCAGCAGCAAAGGCTGCTAAGGCAAATGCACGCGGATTAAAGGCAGCACAAGGACCATCAATGGCTCCTAAGGGTTACATACCAGACACTGTTGGTCGTGGAATGGTTAAGAAAATGATGGATGACGTTTACGTTAATCGAGATGGAAGATTGTTTTATAATGCTACGAGTGCGGGTGGTTCTGTTACACCTAGGTATTTAACTGCTAAAGAAGTACTAAAGTATGTAAGCAGCATGCGTTCTACAAGACAAGTTCCAAACTTTAAGGGTGGAATTCCTGAAGCATCAAACATTGTTTCAAGGTCAGGTCGTACAGCAAACACTCCAAAATTAATTAAAAAAGCCGCTAAAAAGGCTAAGTAATTATGATTGCAAAAAAGAAGGCGGCTTCGCCACAAATGCGCATGGTTAGACCTACTGCTAAGCCAGTACCTATGCCAACGCGTAAGCCTAATCGTGCACCTGGACAAGCAACACCAGTTCCTATGCCAACGAGAGTACCAAATTTAAGTTTACCTCCAGACCAGCGAGCAAAAGCAAAACCAATGCCAATAGGTCCTAAGAAACAAGTAACACCAAAAATTCCGAAGCCTGTGCCAATAGGTCCTAAGAAACAAGTAACACCAAAAATTCCGAAGCCTAGAAAGATTGCACCTTCTAGACGAAAGATGATTTAACAAAGGAGCAGAGATGCCAGCACCACTAGCAGCAGGAGTAGTAGCGGCAATAGCCCGTGCTGCCATCTCTAATGCAGCAAAAAAACGCCTTATGCAGGCTGCTGCAAAGAAGGTTACTCAAAAAGAAATCCGAGAACTTATCCGTACTGAAATGAAAACTGGCGCACCCAAACTAGGTCGCGCTAGTCGTAGACCAGATGTGGCTAATCCACCTAAGCGTGTAGTAGAACGCAGAGGTAGCACTGGTTCTGTTCGCCCGCCAAAAGTAGACCCTGCTAAAGAGATTTATAATCTTTACAGAAAAAAGCCTGATACTAGAACTGTAACTCGCTCAATGCAAAAAGAACGTGTTACACCAGCAGATGTTAGAGCGCTACGTGCAAAAGAACGTAACGAAAGACTATCTCAAGCACTTAGACCATTGCGACCAAAAGGAACTCCTGCTAAATCAACTACTGTTGCTGGACCTAAAAGAGGGCCAAGTGTTCGAGTTGCTAAACCATCTCCTGCAACTGAACGAGCGAAAGTTGCAATACCTACAGATAGAAAACTAGATGCTTCACGCAAGGCCGCTATGAAGGCAGCAGAACAAGCACGTTCTAGAAAGACTCCTGCTCAACGTGATAAAGAATTAAATTTGCCTACTAATTCAGATGCACCATTAAAGAATGAACTAAGTAATATTAAAAAGATTATTGCTGAAATGAACAAGGCTCAAAGAGATGCGTTCAAACAAAATGATGATATTGCAGATGCATTTTTTAGAAGGTACGGTTTAGGCGTAACAGATATAAGCAAAAAAGAAGCAGCCAATATAGCAAAGAAAGCATCTGCTTATCTTGCAAAAAAAGGAATTAAATAATGCTAACTGATAAGCAAATTTTTGCACGTGTTGCGTCCTTAAAGGACCGCAGCCGTGAACGCGATAGTCGCCATCAAGATGTACTACTAGTTCGTCAAGGTTTAATTTCTAATGTATACCCTGAGTTTTTTCCAGAAGGTGTAGAGGCTAACGTAGTTGCTAACTTTGTTGACATTGTAGCCCGTGACCTATCTGAAGTTATGGCTCCACTACCAGCAGTTAATTGCTCAGTAGTTAGCCAAACTAAAGACCGTGCTCGTAAAGCAGCAGACAATCGCACCCGCATTGCTGCTAACTATCTTTACAATTCTGAGTTGCAAGTACAGATGTACACAGGTGCTGACTGGTACATTACATTTGGGTTTGTTCCGTTCATTATTGAACTGGACACTGAAGCAAAGTTGCCGCGTATTCGCGTAGAAAGTCCTGTCGGGGCGTATCCTGAGTTTGACCGCTACGGACGCTGCGTTGCTTTTGCTAAGCGTTATGCTATGCCACTGGCTGAATTAATTTCTCAGTTCCCAGAGCATACTGACGTTTTACTTGGTCGTGACGGATATGACCAAGACATGAATAATAGAGTTGAAATTGTTCGTTACTACGACCAGTATCAATCTATTATTTTTGTTCCAGACCGTCAGAACCTAGTTATCTCCCGTGCTAAGAATCCCATTGGCAAGATGATGGTTGTAGTCGCAAAGCGACCAACCGTTGACGGTGAGATGCGTGGACAGTTTGATGATGTACTCGGCATTCAGTTGCTTCGCAACAGATTCGCATTACTTGCGATGGAAGCAACAGAGAAGGCCGTACAAGCACCACTGATTGTCCCTGACGATGTGAACGAGTTCCAATTTGGTGGAGACGGAGTTATCCGTACTAAGAATCCAGCAGGTGTTCGCCGAGTTGAACTACCAGTATCTGGCTCACTGTTTAATGAGCAAGCAGTTCTACAGAATGAATTGCGTACTGGAACACGCTACCCTGAATCACGTACTGGTAATGTTGATGCTTCAATTATTACTGGTCAAGGCGTGCAAGCCCTTATGGGTGGATTTGACACACAGGTTAAGTCAGCGCAGGCTATCTTTGCATCTACACTAAAGACTGTAATCTCACTCTGTTTTGAAGTAGATGAGAAAATCTTTAATGAGCAGAAGGCAATTCGTGGCGTTGATTCTGGTAGCCCTTATGCAATTGAGTATCTACCATCAAAGGACATCAAGGGAGACTACTCCGCAGATGTTCGTTATGGAATGTTGGCTGGTCTTAACCCAGCGCAGGGACTTATCTTTATGTTGCAAGCCCTTGGTGGTAAATTAATCTCTAAGGATTTAGCGCAGCGTGAATTGCCATTCGGAGTTAACGTAACTCAGGAGCAAGAAAAGATTGAAGTTGAAGAAATGCGTAATGCTCTTATTTCATCTTTGAATGCTTCAGCACAGGCTATTCCACAACTTATTGCTAATGGCGGAGACCCAACTACAATCGTTAAGAAGATTGCAGAAGTTATCCGTATGCGCCAGA